ACTAAAGCAAAATTTGATGATATTAATATAAATAAAACATATTATATTAGAACAAATAAAGAATTACCTGGTAATCCATCTGAAGTTGCGGCATTTACAAAAACATTAAAAATAGAATTCCAAAAGAACAAAAACTATCAATTTGAGGGAAAAGGGTATTTTATGGATTTTACAAAGAAAATTCAACAAAAGTATCAAACTGCGAGACAATCAATTGAAGAAAGTTTAACGACACAATTAGCCGATCAAATGAGTGATACCTCAACGGGAATTGGATTTGCTCCAACGATGAGAAATATTCTTGCGGTATTTTTTGCTCAAGGTGAAGCGTTTTTACGTTTAATGGATGATGTTCATACTAAGGCTTGGAATTTAAGAGAAGACCCGTATCGTAAAGAAGCGGTATTTGGAAGTAACTCAACAGTACCTAGTGTTGATATAAAAGGGGATGGTGTAGAGAGCACACCAATTTATCCTTGGCCTCAATTAATTGTTGAAAATACAAAAAATGATGGGGGAGAAAAATATGAATTAAAATATCCCGGTGATCCTGTGTTGGCAAGTAAATTAAAAGCGTTTATTCCTGAAATATGGCCTGAAGTTGAATTTGTTGAAGAATTTATAAAAGGATATACGGAGAGAGAATTACCAATACCGGATCCTGAATATACAAATAATGGACTTACAAGACCCGATAGATTAAGTTTTAACGCGATTGAATTCCCGATTAACAACCAAGTATTCCAAAATACGGAAGAAGTTAAATTTTTCTATGAGATTTATGAGAGATTAATGTTGAATTCTTTTTATAGTTTAATGAGTAGGGATTCAGGTAAAATTTATAATATGAGTTTTTATTCTGCGGAGGCTGAGGTTACAGATATTATAAAGGCATTGGGAGATGATAATCCATTTTTAACTAAAAAATTAAAAGAGTATAATATCAACTCACAAGTTTATTTAGGGTTTTTGAGACATATATCTAATCAAGGTGAGGGTCAATCATGGCAAAACTTCATTAGAGGTGAATTTAATACGACATATATTAAAAATGAAACAATTAATCCTTTTGAACTTTTAGATGGAAAAATATTAAATAATGGTGTTTCACAACCAAATGTTGGTTTAGAAAATAGTGAATTAGTTGAAAAATATTTTGGTGTTGATAATGTTCCCGAAACATATGATATATGTGATTTATATCCATTAACAAATTTAAAATGGGATAACAATTATTTGGCAAATGGAACGATATTACAAAATACTCAATCCGTGTATAAAACTTCAGATGTATTAAAATATAATTTAAATAATAAATCAATCGTTAATTTTAATGAGGGTCAGGTTATAAAACCAATTACCAATTTTAATTATGTTGATAGTGTTTTTAATCAAACAGTTATAACAACAAATTTAAAATTGTTTTATCAAAATAGACAAATAAAAGATCAATTTATTACTGAGGGAAATATTTTTTATAAAAACTATAACGGTAATTTATTATCGGATCAGACAACATCTATGTTAAATACCCCCTATTTTATAAATGCGATTCAAAAAGGTGTTTATAATTTTAGATATAACGGGGCGGATCTTGCACCATATAAATTGGCGGCATATCTTTTTTTAAATAGTTTACCTTTGGCAACACTAAAAGAAAGATATAAATTAGTTGATGACACAAATAACACAACGAATGAGTTGAGTTACATAATGTCAACAATTAAAAAATTTGGTGCGATACATAAATTACCTTACGCTTGGGTATTAAAATATGGGTCACTTTGGCATAGATATAAAACTTGGGTAGATACGGGGAATGATATATTAACGGATGTGTGGAAAGATTATAACTATTCATATAACTATGATCCAATTAATAGTGCAACAACTAAGGTTTATAATGTTACAATTAATAACATCCCCCAAGAAATAATTTTAGAAGGTAATTTAAATACTACGGTTGGGAACAACAACTATATAAAAACCGTAATAAATAATGGATTTTACCCAAAAACAATAGATGACTTTAACGTATTCTATCAAGGTAGAACTTTATTTGACTCGACATTCCAAATTAATGGAACTTGTCAGATAGTTAATAATAATCAATTAAATATCTTATCAATAAATTCTAATGAGATAATTAATGGTATGGTTATTTCTGGTACAGGAATACAATTTGGAACCACAATTGATTCACAAGTAAATGGAACAACAGGTGGGGTTGGTTTATATAATGTTTCACCTAATCAAACACAAAATGGTGGTGTAATTAATTTTGTTATTACAAATTTAAATTCTATTGGTTATACTAGTGGAGAAATACAGGCTGCGTTAGATACAAAATTATCTATGGTTAAAACAACTGAATCGGTTATTAATAGACCAAATGGATTTGATCCAATTGTTAATAATAGATCTTTGAATTTAACTCCTTGGTCTTGTTATGTAAAAACAACTGATGATGCGTTTGTTTATCCTTTACCTTCATTTGGGGGTTTGATTAATCAAACAAAAGATGAATGTTTTAATATAAATGGTAACATAACAACAGAAGTTATTGGTAACTCAGCAATGTATAATGGTTCTGTTAGATTATTTTGGAAAGCCCCTAATTATGGTTATTACAATAATAGTAAAGTGGTTTCACCGGATCCTGATAGTTATCTTAAACAAATTTTTAATAGTGGGACAACACAAGAAAACTTCTCAATAAATGGTAACGATAGTGATTATTCTAAATTGGATGAGATGTTTACAACGTTTGATAAAGATTCGTTAGATATTTTAGAAATAGAATTTTTAAATTTTAGTAGGTCTGCTTACGATTATGATACTTTAATACTCTCAATAACGGAAGATGAAACAGAGAGTGAAAAGTCGTATAAAAATTTCCAAATGTTAATGAGAATGATGATGAAGGTCCCAACACCAACGTCAACAGTTGATAACACAATTGTAGAAGAAATACAAAATGGTCAAATTGAGTCGTTTAAAACATATTTGTCTGGGTTTATGAATTATGAGGTTGTAATGAAATACGGTAACCCATCTAATTTTAATAAGAAATTATTTTATACATTTTCCAACAAATACATTGAGGACCCATATGTATATCAAGGTTATAAACAATCGTCACCTAATACATTACCAAATGGGGTTTTAAGTCCTGTTACGTTGGCTCAATCAAAGGCTAATAACCCACAAACATGGAAGGCGTTAGAGACATATGTTGGTTTTTCAGAAATACCACAATTACAATATAAAAACACCGGATCATATATAACAGATTTCTTTATTGATTTAGACGTACAATTTAATGAAAAGAATGTGATACAATTTGCTCCTATTATAAAAATTTATGCGACTCAAAAACTTAAAAAAAGTAATATTACGAGAAGTGAATTTTATACCCTAATGAATAATTATCTAAATAAAAATGAAGATTATATTGATACCGTTATTGATTTAGAGTTAACAAGATTAAGAAATAAATTACCAAATATTATTGTCACTCCCGATAGAACAAGTGTTAAATCTGATCTACAGGGGGAACAAAGTAGATATGAGCTTTGGGACACATTTAAATCTATAAACGATAAGTTTATTTCGGGTAATGATTATAAAACAAAAACATTATTTGAAGATATATTATTATTTGATAGAGCAAGTAGGGATGTTGGTCAAAGAATCTATGCTGATATTTTTAAAGTAAAAGATTTAATAGAGTATGGTAAATATACTAACACCATGTTAGATATGGTTACCACAATTTTAACTGAAAATAATTTTACATATTTTACTTTACCGGCTTACGCTAATTTTTATAATGTGCAAGATGCAAGTAAAAACCCAACACCAAATCCCGAAGGAACTTTAGAGTTTGCTAATTCGTTATTTGGTACATTTTTAAGTTTGGACTATAGAGAAACAACTTCAAAGTTTTTATGTTTATATGCTAACAAACCTAGTGAACATTTAGCATTAAATGATAATGTGGATTATCGTTTTAGGGATGATGCGTTTGATTTAAGAAGGGCAAGTGACAATCCCTTACTTGATAATCTAAATGGAAAAACAGATTGGGATAAGTCAAATAAAGTCGTTGGTTTTAATGTGGACATAGGGCCTCAAAACCAACAAATATTCAAACAGTTTGACATTTCTCAAGATCCTGGTATGCCGACAACAGAGTCGTTGGAAGTATTAAATCAAATGGCAAACTTGAATCGTAATAGAAGTGAATCTACACAGAGTGTTTCATTATATAACCTTTATAGAAATAGAAGTTATAAGTGTAACATTGATATGTTAGGGAATGCAATGATTCAACCAATGATGTACTTTAATTTAAGAAACGTTCCTATGTTTAGTGGTCCTTATATGATTTTAAAGGTAACACATAGAATTAGTGAGAATGGTTTTGACACTGAATTTGAGGGTCAAAGACAACCATTTTATAGTATTCCCGCGATAGATAAATTTTTACAGTCATTAAACACTAAAATTTTAGAAACAATAAAAGAACAGATTGTAAAGGAAGAAACGGCGTTACTTGAATCTGAAGGTAATATTTTACAAGAACAAAGTGATATAATAAATAATACTGTTAATGGTAACGGATCATTAACTACTAATCAAAATTGTTCCGATAAATTGAATAGTTCTTATGTTAATTACACTAATGAAACTCCTGTTAAAACAACATTAACTTTAAAGAACGCTGTTGATATAATAAAAGTTGAAATGAATAACGCTAATATTACAACAGATAATCAAACGTTAATGTTAGCTTTTTTATTTTCTATAATGTATATTGATTCATATAAGTCCAACAAATTTGAAGCATATGGACATAATTACGGATCAATAAGATTGGATGTTTCTTATGGTGGAGCATCCGCAATTATGGAAAATAAATATTATTGTGTAAATCAAGGTACAACTCAAAATATACCTTTGGCGATTTTTATTAGCGATACTGCGTTTATTAGATTTGCTATAACTAAGTTCAAAGAGAAATTACCATACATAAAAAATCAACCATTAACAACTGAAGATGAACAAATAAAGGCGTTGGCTAAAACATTTATATTAAGATGGCCTATTAATCAACCTGATAATGTTTATGATAAAATGACAGAACAAGATAAAAAAACTGTTGAAAATAAATTTAGAGAGGCGTTTAATACTGTTAAATCAATATAGTATGAAAGTGTTTTTTTCGTTTTGTTAGATATTTATAATAAAAAAAACTATGAGCACAAAATTAATTTTAGATAATTATCTTGGTAAGAATACAAGAATGTCAGAAAAAGATGCGGGTAACGGATTTAAAGAGGTATGTGATTTAGATACCGGTGATTGTTATACTATAAGAATGAAAGATGGGTTAATTGAGCGTGTGGATAACACGATGAATACCAATAAAAAAATTCAAGTTGAAACTAAAACTGGAATAAAACAATTATTAAACGGATAATATGTCAATAGATAAAAAAATACTAGAAGAAATAAAAAGATATAATAACATTAATAAGTATATCTTGGAACAAGGTGAATTACCTCCCCCACCGGCTCCGGATCCTGCGGCGGCTGTTGCCCCTGTAAGTCCTGAAGCCGCAATAGCTCCTGAAGCACCCGTACCTCCAACAAATACTCCACAACCTGTTGATATTGAAAATGATCCTGATGTTGAAGAGGTGGGTAAGGAAACTGAAGAACTTGACATAACAGATTTAGTTGATACTCAAAAAACATTTGCTGACAAACAAGAAGAATATTTTAACAATTTATTTGATCAATTAAAAAATCTTGAAACCAAATTAGGTGAAATGGATAATTTAGTTAATACGGTAAATAATTTAGAAACAAAAATTGAAAAAATTAGACCAAAAACACCTGAAGAAAAATTAGAACTTAGAAGTTTAGATTCGGGGCCATTTAATCAAAAACTAAGTGAATTTTTTGATGATAAGATGGATGACATGGAAAAATCAGGAAAAAATGAATATGTTTTAACTACTGATGAAGTTGAAGAATATTCCCCTAGTGAAATTAAGGGAAGTTTCAACGATTTTGAAGAAGATGAAATGATATAATACTTTAGAGAGAGACATTAACATCTCTCTCTTTTTTTAACATACCTTATTGACTACTCTATTTTTTATAACTATATTTTCTACGTAAACCTTTAATAAATATATATACAATGGCGACAAACGAAACCTTAAAAGCAATGTTGGACCAGTACGAGAGTTCAAAACAAAGTGGATCATCCACTTCAAAAATGTCTCAGGACGAAAGAATGAAAAAGTATTTCGCAGCAATCCTTAAAGACAGCGAAAAACAAGGACAAAGAAAAATCCGTATTTTACCAACAACTGATGGATCATCACCTTTTAAAGAGGTATGGTTCCACGAAATCAATGTTGATGGTAAATGGCAGAAATTTTATGATCCGGGAAAAAATGACAACGAACGTTCACCTTTAAACGAGGTTTACGAAGAGTTAATGTCAACAGGTCGTGAATCAGACAAACAATTGGCAACACAATATAAAGCTCGTAAGTTTTACATTGTTAAAGTGGTTGACCGTGATCACGAAGAAGACGGTGTTAAATTTTGGAGATTTAAACACAATTACAAACAAGAAGGAATTTTAGATAAAATCATTCCAATCCTTAGAGCTAAAGGAGATGTTACCGATTCAGATAATGGTCGTGACTTAATCCTTGAACTTACAAAGGCAAAGACACCAAAAGGTGCAACATACACGGTAATTCAAACCGTAATGTATGACGATCCAACACCAACACATGAAGACGCTGAACAGTCATCTACTTGGATCAACGATGAGTTGACTTGGGAGGACGTATATTCTAAAAAACCTGTTGAATATCTTGAATCAATTGCGAGAGGAG